ATCGGGTACTGCGCGGCGTTCTTCGGCATGTTGATGTAGGACCAGGCGGCACGGCAGTGCGCCTCGCTGTCGAGCGGGTACTTGCCGTTGCGCGGGTCGGCGTAGGTGACGTCCCCGTAGGGCCTGGCCTTCGTGTCGGTCGCCATGGCCGCCCTTCCTGCCTTGTGCCCCGCCTTCGCGTGGGCCAGTTTCATGTAGCCCGGCATGACCGCCATGATGATGTTGGTGGTCAGCCCGTCGGCCGAGATGGCCGGGACGCCTGCCTTCAGCAGCAGGTCACGGAGGGTCGTCCACTTGTGGACGGCCCCGGACCACTTCGCGAACCCCTCGCCCCTGGTCCAGTACTTCCACAGCGCCGACCCGTGGCCGTACTTCAGGTCAGACGCCATTACCAGCGCAGCCCGGCGGCCTCGCGGAGCGCCCGCGAGCGGGCCACGTAGTGTTCGTGGCCGTACGGTTCCGCGTCGCGCCTGACCGTCGTCGTGGCCGGCTTAGGTGCCGCCTTCTTCGCCGTGCCGTGCGGGGCAGTGTGCGCCGGGGCGTGCTTCGCCGCCGGGTGCCTGGTCCGCAGCGCCGCCGTCGTCTTCGGGCCGACCAGCCCGTCGACCTTCAGGCCGTGCGACTTCTGGAACGCGCGCACCGCGGCGAGGGTCTTCGGGCCGAAGATCCCGTCGACCTTCAGGGGCGGCTTGAACCCCAGCGCGTTGAGGCGGGACTGCAGGTCCGAGACGCGCTTGCCGTGCTCGCCGGTGCCTACCGGGTGCGCGTTCGACGGGGCCGGCCGGGTGTCGTGGCTGCTCTTGGCGCCGGGTTTGCCGCCGCTGCTCTTGGCGCCGCCGGACGGGGCGAACTGGCCGCCCGTCGCGGACCCGGCCGGGGCGTGGTTCGGGTTGAACCGCTCCGCCCACGTGTCAGACATGCCCGTTTGCCCCTTCCAGTGCCCGCCGCGCGCTGGCCGGCCGCGGGGTCGGCCTGCTGCCGTTCCCGCCGTCACCCGGCGACGTGCTGCCCACGCCGAGACGGGGCATCGTCGGCGGCAGCGGATCCGCAGTCGCCCCGGGCGGCGTCTGCGGCAGCATGTGCTGCACCGGCTGACCCGGCACCGGCGGCGGCACCGCAGCCGCTTTCAGCTGCGTCAGATCCATTGAGTCAACCGCGCTGATCGCGCTCATCGGGTCATATCCGGCCTGGTGAAGCGCCAGCAGAGCCTGCGCCCTGACCAGCGCCGCCTGTCCGCGCTCAAGCTCGCCATCGGCCAAAGCAGCGATGTCGGACGTGTCGAACCACAGCCGGTTACCGGCAGGCACGTCCACGATCTGGCTGAGCGCCCCGCACACGCTGCGCCAGGCGGGCCGCGCCCACAGGTTCGCCAGCTTCTGCATGCTTTCCTGGTAGCCCCGGCCGGCGCCGCGCAGGGGCTCGAGGCCGACCAGGACACCCGGCACCTCGCACGCCGCCAGGATCCGCTCCGTGCCCACCGCGCTCACGCCGCTGAAATCCATCTGCGACAGCGAGTTCCCGACCAGCGTCAGGTCAGCACCCTGATCCAGGATCAGGGTCTTGCCCGCGTTGTCCGGGCCGGCGTACCGGGCGGCCTGCCGCTCCCGGATCTTGTCGATCGTCGATTCCTGCAGCTTCTGCGCGTACTTGATGATCACATTCGGGGACGCGTCATTCTGCAGGTAGCGCAGCTTGTATGAGGTCATCCCGTCGTCGCCGGCGATGTCCCGGGCGATCGGCGTCAGCGGGGACATGCCCCGGAAATCGGCCTGCGGATCCGGGATCGGCGCCCAGGCCACCACCTCATCCGCCGGGACGAAAAACCCCTCATCCTTGCTGAACAGCGACTTGGGGGGCTCGAACCAGTACCCGGTGCGCTTCCGGTACCAGCCGCCGCCGCCGACGTGGACCACTTCGCTGATGATCGTGGTCCAGTCTGGGCGGAGCCTGATCAGGCGGTCCTCGCCCGGCGCATCCCACACGTACGCCGTCCCGGCGAGGAACGCGTCCTGCTCCATCCTGGACAGCAGGTGCCCCGTCGTCGAGTTCGGCCCGAACGGTTCCTCGAGCTTCGTCAGGCTGGTGTTGCCGAACAGGTGCTTGTCGTCTTTGGCCTGGTACTGGAACGTCGCCTCGGAGAACAGGGCCATGCGGGCGAGGAGCGCGGCGAAGATGACCGCGTTGGACGAGTTGGCCTGCTGCGCGTACGCGGCGAGCTGCGGCAGCACCGGCTCCCGGTCCGGGCCGGCGTAGGAGGTCGTGAGGACGGACGCGCCGGTGGCCTGGCCTTCCCAGTAGTCCCGCTTGATCAGCCGGTCCCAGAGCCGCGTCACCCGGCTCGCCGTGCCTTCTCCAGGATGCTCGCCAGGGTCGGCACCTCATGCACAGACGGCGCCGCGCGGCCGCTGTCCTCGCGCAGCAGCGCGTACACGCCCACCGCCACGCTGTCCGCGATGACCGCCAGGCCGAGCGCCCACACGCCGATCAGCGCCGCTCCGCCCAGGATCCCGGCGAGGGAGACGAGCAGCAAAGCAATGGACGAGCGCACGATCGCCTCCTAGGGTTCGGATTGGTGGCCGGAGGAGGCCGCAGCCAGGTACCAGGGCAGGTCCCTAAATGCGCGGGCGAAGTCAAGCCAGTCCCGACGGGTAGCCGGGCACGGTCCGGAGGGCTTGAGCGTGACTGCGGCTTAAGAACGAGGCGCCGCCACGCGCCTACTCCTCCGGCCGCCCTCAGACAGCCCAGACTCCGGGCGTGGCCAGTTCTTCCCACCGGACGAACGCCCAGCACGCACCCGTAGCCGCCACCAGCGGCGCCTGATCAGTCGCCACCTTCGGATCCCACGCCTGCGCGCCCGCCAGCGGTCTCTGCTCACCCGCCCGCACCGCAGCGGTAAGCGGCGGCTGGTCAAGATGGGCCAGGCCCCCGCCGTTGACGAGATCCAGAAACTCCCCATGACCGACCGCGACATCCTGCGCCGTCAGCAAGGTCACCAGGATCCCCGCCTCGGCCAGCGGCTTAACCAAAGTGCCCGACTGGCTCTTGGGGTTCACCACGACCGCCACCGGGTCATGCTTCTCACTCAGGCCCGCCAGCCGGGCCACCGCGCCCCGCGGATGGTCATACCAGACCAGATCCACCACGATCCGGACGCCGCCCTGCTCACGGCCCGCCGCCACGATCGCGCAGTGCTTCCGGTCCTCGCTGATCGCCGCCCCGAACGCTACCTCGCCGCTCACAGCCGCACGCCCGGCGCGGCCGCCGTCGACCAGGTGTCCTCATCGACCACGCCCCACCCCGGCTTGGCCACGTCCGGCCACTGGCACAGATACGCCCGGCGGAACTCGGGAAGCTCCATCAGCTCGTAGTCGGCGCGCACGGTCTCCTCCGACACGGTGATCCCCAGCGCGGGCATCCGCCGCCACCAGGTCGCCGGGTCCGCCGGGTCCTCGTCGTCGGCCGCCGAATACCCGATGTAGCAGCCGTTCTCCGTGACGCCCATCTCGGCGCGGGCCCGGCCATCCTCCACCTTGCCCCGGAAATACTCCGACGTCTCATCACCCGCCGCGGACACGATCCACAGCTGCGCGTCGCGGGTCATCATCGCCGGCCGCATCGCCTGCTCGATATGGTCATCGCGCTGCGCCCACGCCTCATCGATCACGCCGAGGTCGAGCGAGTCGCCGTGGCCGGACGTCTGCGTGCCGGACACCAGGCCCAGCATGCTGCCGTTCTTGAACAGGTACGCCTCACTGCCCGACCCCTTGCGCACGTCGACGAACGGCCGCAGCTTGCTCCGCTCGATGATCGGCCACCACACGTCCAGCAGCCGGTGCCGGGCATCAAGCCGCGTCTGCGCCGTATAGGAGATCTGCGTACCCGGCCTGCGCAGCGCGCGGGCGACCATCATCGACAGCAGGTCCACTGTCTTGCCCTGCTGCCGCATCACCTCAAGCACCACCTGCCGGTACGCGAACCGGCCATCCGGCAGCAGCTCCGTCGCGATGCCGTTCACCTCGTCCTGCCACGGCATCAGCCCCGGCCCCAGCGGCGTGCGGAACCCGAGCAGCTCCGCGGTCTTCGCGATGCCAGCCGCCAGGTTCGGCCGGGCCGCCGGCGGAGTGCAGAACCTAGGCCTGCAGGGCGCCGAACAGTCCCGTGAGATCGGCATCGGCATCCTGCTTGCCCTTCGGCATCAGCTCCAGCAGCGTCTTGCGCAGCTCAGCGCCCAGGATCGCGTTACCCGGGTCGGCCCGGTGCGCCTCCGCCATCCGGGCGGCCAGCTGGCGGAGCTCGGCGCGGGCGTCGGTCACCTCGCCGACCGCGACGGGAGCGGCCAGTTTCAGGGCCGCGCAGTTGCGGCACAGCGAGTGATCGCCCGCCTTGTGCGCCCGGGAGCGGCGGACGCGGAGGGCCCCCGAATCCGCCACAATCACCCTCCGTAACGTTACTCAAGATGCCGCGTATATGAAGTTTGGC